CTTTGCCCGGTCGCGTTTTTACGGGGTCAGGACTGCCGCTGGAAACAGAAGGTGCCGATGGTTTCGGTGCGTCGTACGTAAAATCTGGTATGAAAAAAGGCGGCACCGTCAAGGGTTGGGGTGCGGCTCGGGGCGCACGAAAGGCTAAGGTGTACTGACATGCGGCCGAGTCGTGGCATGGGCGCCATCATGCCCTCCAAGATGCCCGGTGGGGTCAAAAAGCCCCGCCGTGACGACACGGACTTCACGCAGTACGCCGAGGGCGGCAAGGTCAACGCGGCTGGCAACTACACCAAACCGGAGCTGCGCAAGCGCATCGTGAGCCAAGTCAAGGCGGCGGCAACGCACGGCACCGGGGCAGGCCGTTGGTCGGCCCGTAAAGCGCAGCTTGTGGCCAAGAAGTACAAGGCCGCTGGTGGCGGGTATCGAGACTGACATGAAAGACCCGCAGCAATCGCTCAAGGACTGGGGTGCGCAGAAGTGGCGTACCAAGTCTGGCAAACCGTCGTCCAAGACGGGGGAGCGGTATCTGCCTGAGAATGCCATCAAAGCACTGTCACCCGCTGAGTATGCCGCGACGACCCGTGCCAAGCGGGCAGGCAAGAAGGCCGGGAAACAGTTCGTAAAACAGCCCCCCAAGGTGGCGGCAAAGACAGCGAGGTACAGATAATGGCAGGCGGTGGCACCAATTTGTCGAACCCACTGGGTCCGCAGCAAGGGCAGAGCACTCCTCCGACTGGCGGGACAGGCCAGACGCCGAGCTTTGCCAACAACCCGTTTGGCCCGCCGCAGCAAAATACGGGCGGTGGGTTTGGTGGGCAGCAACCACCCATCATGATGCCCATTGGGCAGCTTTTGCGTGGCGGCGGTGGGGGTGGGGGTGGGGGTGGTGGTTTTGGGGGTGGGCAGCAACAGCCAAACCCATTTAGTCAATTACCCCCCAGGCCCCAGCAAGAGTCCAAAGTGCCAGATTGGGTTCAAGCGCCCGATCCCGGAATGGCGACTGGTCAGGCATTTACCGAACTTACAAACCCCACCACAGGGGAAAAGTTTATGGCCCCGAGTACGGGGTACTCTGTTCGTGGGCAACAGCAGCCCAACCTTGGGCAACAACCTACGCAAGACACATTTCAGGAGCAGCAGCAAGCCCTACAAGCTATGCGGCGGTCGTCCGGTGGTTTTGGTGGTCCCCAGCCAATGCAGAACCCCTTTCAGCCCCAGCAGCCTGCGTTCATGCAGAGCCCTGAGTACCAGGGGTATCAGACGCAGATGCAGGGACTTCAGCAGCAGATGAACGACTACATGCAGAAAGCCCCGATGTACCAGCAGTTGCAAGACCTGCAAGGCAAAATGCAGGGGTACCATGACAACTATGCTCGGCAACAACAGCAGCAGCAGATGATGCAACGTCCGTCACCATTTCGCCGTGGGCAGTTTCAACAGCCAATGGGGTTGATGGGCCTGATGGGCGGCAGAGGTGGTATGCCGCAGCCGCGCATGTCGATGAATATGCCGCAATACCAACGTGCCATGACAATGGACATGCCGCAGTACCAAGGCCGTTCGTTCGACCTACCCACAAACTTCATGAAAAACGGCGGTAAGGTTTAACTATGGCCACCACATCTGGAGCAGCAGGTTTCAACCTCGATCTGACTGAGATCGTCGAGGAGGCGTTTGAGCGCGTGGGCTCGGAGCTGCGTACGGGCTACGATCTCAAGACAGCCCGCCGTTCCATGAACCTGCTGTTTGCCGATTGGGCCAACCGTGGCGTCAACATGTGGACGTTTGAGCAGGGCACCATCCCGCTTGTCCAGGGCATCAACACCTATGCGCTGCCAAACGACACCGTGGACTTGCTCGATCATGTGATCCGCACGCAGCCCAACCAGCAGTCCAATCAGGCCGACCTGACCATTACGCGCATCAGCGTGTCCACCTACGCGACGATCCCAAACAAGCTGACGCAGGCACGACCAATCCAGCTCTGGGTGCAGCGGCTGGACGGGCAAGTCTCTCCCACGGGGTTCACATACCAGAGCGCGGACACTGGTGCGCAGACCCTGACACTGTCTTCCACGGCCAACCTGCCCACGCTGGGCTTCCTCAACATCGGCACCGAGACGATCTACTACGGCTGGATCAACAGCAGCACGCAGCTTGGCGGTGTTTTTCGGGCCCAGAACGGCACGAGCCAGACAACCCCTGCGGTGGGCACTGCGGTGTACCTCAACAACACCCCGCGCATCACGGTCTGGCCAACGCCAGACCAAGGCACTGTGGGCAACCCCACGTACCAGTTTGTGTACTGGCGCATGCGCCGGGTGCAAGACGCCGGGGGCGGCGTTAACGTAATGGACGTGCCGTTCAGGTTCATCCCCTGCATGGTTGCAGGGCTGTCGTACTACATGGCGCTCAAAGTGCCCGGTGCGATGGACCGGCTGCCGATCCTCAAACAGCAGTATGACGAGGCGTGGGACTTGGCGTCGCAGGAAGACCACGAGAAGGCGGCTGTTCGGTTTGTGCCGCGCAGGCAGTACATCGCTGGGGCGTTCTGATGCCCAATCGTTTTTCGTCCGGCAAGTTTGCGATTGCGCAGTGTGACCGCTGCAACTTTCGCTTCAAGCTCAAGGAGCTCAAGACATACACGCTCAAGACGAAGAACGTGAACATGTTGGTGTGCCCGGCTTGCTGGGACCCCGACCATCCGCAGCTTCAGTTGGGCATGTACCCTGTGGAAGACCCGCAGGCGGTGCGCAACCCGAGGCCAGATATCACGTACCGGCTGGGCGGCAACAGTGGTCTGCAGATTTCAAACGTCAGCGGCACGGACCCAGATGAGGACGGTACGGCCACTGGCGGCAGTCGGATTTTTCAGTGGGGGTGGAACCCGGTGGGCGGATCAAGCTTCTTTGATGCGGCGCTGACACCAAACAACTTGGTTCTTACCGTGAATCTTGGTACAGTTACAGTTGCAACGACATAAGGAGTCGATCATGATGGACGCAAAGAAGGCAGTGCACAAGCACGAGAAAGCCAAACACCCCGGTCAGCCGCTGACTAAAATGCGTGCTGGTGGCAAGACCAACAGCGACATGCTCAAGTATGGTCGCAATATGGCCAAGGTCATGAACCAGCGCAGCCCCGGCCGCAAAGGAGGCTGAAATGGCCACGTATAAACAACCCCAAAAAGTAGCTAACGTTGTGGTGGGTGAAGAGCCTGCCAAGACGACCATGCGCAAGGCCAATGTGGCTGTGGCCAACACCCGCAGCCAGGACTACCCGCCGATGAAAACCAGCGGCATCAAAATCCGTGGCACGGGCTGCGCCACCAAGGGCGTGATGGCTAGGGGTCCGATGGCATGAACTACGCCGCGTTGTCTGCTGCGATTCAGGATTACACCCAGAACTACGAAACGGAGTTCGTGGCGAATATCCCTGTCTTCGTCAAACAGGCGGAGCAGCGCATCTACAACACGGTTCAGTTTCCGTCCCTGCGCAAGAACGTCACAGGCTCGACTTCGACGAACAACAAGTACTTGGCGTGTCCTGGCGATTTTTTGGCCGCTTACTCTATGGCGGTTGTGACGGGCGTTACGGGCGGCAACATCAATACCGGCTCGTACGAGTACTTGCTCAACAAGGATGTGAACTTCATCCGGCAGGCATACCCAACGCCAAATGACTCAGGGGTTCCCAAGTACTACGCGCTGTTTGGGCCGACGGTATCGGGCACGACGATCTCCGATGAGCTGTCTTTCATCCTTGGTCCGACCCCAGACGGCGTGTACTATGTTGAGCTGCACTACTATTACTACCCGGAATCAATCGTTACGGCGAGCACTTCTTGGCTGGGCGACAACTTCGATTCAGTTTTGCTCTATGGCTCTCTGGTCGAAGCGTACACGTTCTTAAAAGGCGAGGCCGATTTGATGGCTTTGTATGACGGTAAATACAAGGAAGCCCTCATGCTGGCCAAACGTCTGGGTGATGGCCTTGAGCGCAGCGATGCATACCGCAGTGGTCAGGCGCGGGTTGCACCTTTGCCGCAGAATAACGGGGTCCAGTGATGGCGTTCACTGGCAACTACTCCTGCAACACGCTGCGGTCTGGCCTTGCCAACGGCACGATCAACTTTGCCACCGACACGTTCTATCTGGCGCTGTACACCAACTCCGCAACGCTGGATCAGACCACCACGGCATACACAACGATTGGTGAAGCCTCTGGTGGCAATTACGTTGCTGGGGGTCAGATTGTCACTGCGACGATTGCCAGTGAAGTAACTTCCACAGGCAGCACCACGTACGTCAACTTCTCGTCCCCTGCGTGGACGGGGAACATCACGGCGCGTGGTGCGTTGATCTACACTCCCGGCGACAACGGTGCGGTGTGTGTTCTTGACTTTGGCTCAGACAAAACGTCTGCCGTTTCTTTCACCGTACAGATGCCTGCCAACACCAGCACATCTGCTCTCATCCGACTTATTTAAGGAGTATCCCATGTCGAACGAAATCGTAAAATCTGTTGACACCATGAGCGCCGGTCTGGTGGCTGGCACCCGTTCTGGCGAAGAGATGATGGCTCTGGGCCGCTTCAAAGTTCAGTGCTTTGACAAAGACGGCAACCTCAAGTGGGAAGATGAAAACCACAACCTCGTGGTAAACGTGGGTTTGCAGTACATGTGCGGCACGGCCCTGACCAGCGTGACTCAGATCACGACTTGGTACATCGGTTTGTATGGCGCTGGCGCATCCAACACCCCCGCTGCTGGTGACACGATGGCTTCCCACGCCGGATGGACTGAAGTTGTCCCGTACAGCAACGCCAACCGCCCGACCTGCACCTTTGCAACCGCAACGACGGCCAACCCGTCTGTGGCCACCAACTCCGCTTCTGTCGCGGTGTTTAACATCAACGCAACCTCTACTGTGGGTGGTGCGTTCTTGACCAGCGACAACACCAAGAGCGGCTCGACTGGTACGCTGTTCTCTGCGGCTGACTTCTCCGCCCCCGGTGACCGGGCTGTTTCTAGCGGGGACACATTGAATGTATCGTACTCGTTGTCACTTGCAGGTTAAAGGGGTCGTCGATGATCAAGATCGACTTTGAATTCCAAACCCCCCACGGTAAGTTTGCTGATGCTCTGCATCTGCCTGATGATCACACCTTTACGGATGCTGAAATTGAGGCGATGAAGCAGCAGCGTGTGGACAACTGGATTGCTGTGGTGACTGCTCCTCCTGCGGAAGAAGTGCCTCCAACTGAGGGGGTGTAACCGTGGCGCTGGTGCAATGTTCGTGCCCAATCTGCGGGGTTGCATACTCTGCGGATGAGGCGCGGCTAAAGCACGGCAGGCAGACAACGTGTTCAAAAAAGTGTTCGTACGTGTTTCGCGCCCAAAAAACATCGGTTGCGCTAACAGGCAAGCCGTCACCCTTCAAGGGCATTAAGACTGGAAGGCCATCTTGGAACAGAACCGAAGGCGTTCATATCAATTGCGGCCACTGCAACAAAGCCATGCGAATCGAACCCAACCAAGTTGGCCGTAAAAAGTTTTGCAGCAAGGCATGTTTTTTTCTTGGGCGTGAACTAAAAGGGTTATTTGAACCGGGCCATCCCGACTTGGTTCCGCAAGAGAGCCGAGGACACAGCGCAGAGACAAGAGCCAAAATGGTTGTAGCCAACAGAAAGGCTGCAAGATATGGCGAGGATCACCCACTTTGGAAGGGTGGAGCGCGAGAGCAGCGCAAGCGCGAAATGAAGGGCTACCCATACCGCGACTGGAGGGCTGCTGTATTCACCCGTGATAACTGGACGTGCCAGTGCTGCGGCGTCCGTGGCGGTTATCTTGAGGCGGATCACATCAAGCCTTGGTGCGCCTTCCCCGACTTGCGGTATGAGGTAGATAATGGACGGACAGTTTGCCGACCTTGCCACATGAAGCTGGACACGCACGGCACAAGGGCTCTGAAATACATGGAGTCACAAAATGGATAAATACTGGGTCGGCGGTACAGCAAACTGGGACGCCACTGCTGGCACTAAATGGGCTTTGACCTCCGGCGGTGCTGGGGGTCAAGCCGTGCCTACGTCTGCGGATGATGTTTATTTTGATGCTGCGTCTGGTGCGGGAACAGTTACGTTAACGGCCACTGGGTCGTGTGCAAACATTAACTTTACTGGTTTTACAGGCACGATTACTGGCACAAGTGGCTTAGGAATAGCTGGAAGTTTGACGTTAAACAACGTCATGGTCTTTACTATTTCAGGCACGGTCACGTTTACAACGGCAAGCACCGCCACCATTACGTCAAACGGCAAAGTAATAAATACACCCATAACCATAAACAAACCGTCTGGGTCAATTTCACTTTCTGACGCTTTCAATATAAGCAGTGCTGCACTCACCATCACCGCTGGCACATTTGACACTGGAAACTACGCTGTCACCGCTTCGTCCCTGTCGTCCAGCAACAGCAACACCCGCACGATCAATCTTGGATCGTCCACGTTAACAATCAACAACAGCGGAACTTCACTAAACTTCGGTACAAATACAAATCTTACATTTAACGCAGGCACTTCCACAATCTCATTTGCAAACGCCTCAGCTATTAACTTAACTGGTGGAGCAGCGGGATCAACCGGAGTTAATTTTTATAACGTCTCTTTCCCGACAACATCCGCAGTAACACACGCAGTAATTGCAGCAAACACATTCAACAACATAACCGTTGCGGCCCCTGCTTCTGCTGGCGTAACTCAGTTTACATTTGACTCCCGCCAAACTATCAACGGCACTCTGTCCACCACAGGCACAGCAGGTAATCGGCGTGTTTGGTTCCGTGGCGCAACATACGGCCTTGCCCAAACCCTCACCATCAACAGCGCACCAAGCCTGACTGATGCTGATTTCCGTGACATCTACGTCATTGGCACTGCTGCACCGATCTCTG